TCGGCCGGCTCAGCGGGCTCGGCCGGCTCAGCGGGCTCGGCGGCGCGGTCAGCGGAGGCAGCATCGCCGCTGTCCTTGTCCTTGTCCTTGTCCTTGTCCATCCCGTCTCCGTTCGAGGTTGGGGTGCTACTCACGTGGACAGTGTATCTCCTCACCCGGTAATGCCGTCCGTAAACAGGCCGGGCGCCTGCCGGCGCATCGCCATCATGATCTCACGCTGCCGTTCCCTCCCGGACAGGTTCTGCGGCACGCTCTTGGCGGCGGCCTCGTAGGCGTCGCAGATCTCCTCCTCGTGAGGTGTGGCGCGGCCGTCTCGCCAGGCCTTCGGCGTCTGGTCGCTGATCTCGTAGGTGCAGTCGCAGTGCGGGTGCGCCTGAAAAGCTGCGGTCTCGGGGGTGTAGACGGGGCCGCGGGCGGCAAGCATGGAGCAGAACGCGCAGGTCTTGCCGACGATGACGCGTCTGGCGCGGAGCCTGGACTTGCGGGCGGAGCGGATGACGGAAAGTCGGTCCCGGTCGTATGCGGCTTTGGAGGCGCCGGTGCGGACGCGGCGGCGAGCCAGGGCGAGGGCCTCTTCCTCGGAGGCGCCCTGCCGGATGGCGACCCGCCGCGTCACCGGCCCCGAAAGAGTGAGCATTTTCACCTCACGTGCTTCCATGGCGGTGCCCGTAAGGTCCTGCACGATACGCAGCCCCGACGCGGACTGGTACCGCCCCAGGTAACCGCCGGTCTCCGCGTCCACCACGGCTGCTGCCCGCCTCTGCCGACGCAGAGCAGCTTCCATGAACACCTCCTCGCCGGCACCGCCACCCTCGAGGAGACTCACGTCACCGGCCGCGGCCTCCCCGATCGCAGCAGCCAGAGGACGCATCGCCCGCTGATGCTGTCGAGTGGCCGCAGACGCACCCCACGACAGAGCCATATCAGCCCTTCAGCGGATTGTCGGAACCGTCGCCCGCCTGCGGCGCCAAGGCCCGCGCATACTGGGTCAGCGCATCCGGGTGCGCCTGCGCCCACGACCGCCACTCCTCAGCCTCCTGCGGCGACACGCCGGGGATCCGCTGCCACAGCAGCTCCGGCGGCACACCCAACGATTGGGACAGTTTCCCGAGAGCGTCCGCGGCCTGCGACAGGGACCGGGCCTCTGTGTCCCGCCAGTCGATGCGCAACGCGTAGTCGCCAGCCAGGTCCGTGCGCCCGACCTGCGCCTGAGCGAGCCGCAACAGTGAGGCAATACTCCTCCCGAACGCGCGTTGCAACGCCTGCACATGCCCCCGCTCCGCGGACTTGGCCTCAGCGAGGGCGTCCGCGGACAGGTTCACGAGCTGCGACGACGACAGGGACCACGCTGGCACTGACGCCAGAGCAGCCAGGTTAGTCAGGTCCCCCCGCTCCGCGTCGAGGATGGACGACATGGTCGTCTCCGGAAGGGAACCGAACTGGACACCATCACCGCCGGTGAGGATGTCGCCGTGGGCGAGGAGCGCCTTCTGCTGCTCCCGCTGGGACGCGTCGCCCGGGTCATCCAGGCCGGTTGCGGTCCGGACTCGCCACGAGTTGGAGTGCTGAATACTCAGCCGGTCGTTGACGGTTTTCACGTACCGGCGCGCGGCGGGGCGCAGCCGGTCGATGAGGGACGCACACCGGCCGCTCAAGTCCGCGTACGGGGCGAACCGAACCACAGGGCACACGCCGGCCGGATGAGAGACGATCACCTCCTCGGAGGCGGTGTCGGTCGCCTCCGTGCTAGTGAGATACAGCCAGGGGGCGCCGTCATCGCGCAGGAGGGCCGCCGCCACGGGCCACTCTGCGGTCGGGTCCCCGCCCCAGTCGAGGGCGATCAGGGAGGAGGGGAGCAGCAAGATGCGGGGCTGTGGGGCGCCGGGCAGGACGACCGCGTAGGAGGCGCCGTCGATGATCGCCTCACGGTAGAGGGCGGTCTGGCGTGTCGGCAGGCCGGCGTACTCCCACGGCTCCCACATAGTGCGCAGGGTCTCCTGGTCGCCGGCAGGCTCGGCATCGCCGGTCAGGCCAGACCGGGACACGCCGTCGCAGATCAGGGAACGGGAGAGCGTGTCTACGAGGAGGTTCAGGACGGGGCCGACGCTGAGTTGACGGAGTCGTCGTTTCTGCTGGTCGCGGGTGCCTCCATCGACCTCCATGAGCTCGAGCACCTTGGTCGCGGGGTCGGCGAGAGGCTCCACGTCGGCGCGCCGCTGCGCGCACAGGGTGCGCTCCGCGGAGTGCTCATCCGCGAGCTTCTCCCACGGCTTGTCCTTGGTCACCATATGAGGCCCCTCGATCTGTTCATGCGGCGATTCCTGTACTCAGCTCTCATCATACGGGCACTGACCGCGCAGACGGCGAGGTCGATCTTCTTGCGGGACTCGCGGTGCTCCTTGGAGATGGACACACCATACTTGGTGGGGTATCTCACGCAGTGGAGGATGTGGGCTCGGAGCCGCGCGTCCCCATCGTGTACGAGTTGCCCCTCCAGCACCTCCGTCGTGACCGCCTGCACAGCCTGCACGAACGCCTTATGGTGCGCCGGATTCGACATATCCCAGTTCACGGAGTGCTCCCGTGACGCCCGCAACGCCAGGCGACGCCCGTAGTCCCGGTGCCACCCATCCACGATCTCATCCCAGAACCTCTCCATCGTCACATCGTCCAACGCGTGCGACGGGTCGGCCCAGAGGCCGACCACACGGTGGTGCTCCACGAAGTCGCGGACAGTCGCGTCTGCCTGCTCGCGGGGCGCAACCCAGCCGTGAGCCCGGGCGTCCGGTGGCCGCTGCCACAGCCCAACGACGAACGGCGCACCGTCGCTGACGCGCACAGCAACGCACGCCGTCGCGTCATCCGACTTACCCCCATCGAAGAACACGCAGCACTCGTCGCCCGGGTCCAGCTCGGGCAGCTCGGGGTCGCAGCAGGCGTCCCACTCCTGTCGCGTCAGCCATGCCGTCTCCGCGTCACCCACCTGGTTGTACCACTTCCGGCGCGCCTCCGACGGCGGAGTGGACGGGTCCATGATGTCCTGCACGACACGGGACGGCGTCAGCCAGATCGCGTCGCCGCGGACGGCCTCCACTACACGGGGCGCCTCCTCGGCGGACAGGACGGCCTGCGCGGACGCCTCCAGCGAGTCGTACATGATGCCCGCCGCAGCGTCCTTCCCCTGCTCGTGTCCCTCGCGGACCGTCAGCCCGACGGACCCATCGCCGGACCGTGCGGCGTTGCACAGGTGGAGAATACGGGCCTGCCGCTCCGGAGGTGACTTCGCCGCGTCACCGCGCACAACACCCATCATCTCCACCCCGGAGTTGGACCGCGTCCAGTTCTGCGTCTCGGTGCACACGGTCAGCGTTGCCCGGGACCCCTCTGCCGCGTGCGGGTTGGACGTGATCGGGATGATCACCCCCGGGGAGCCGTCTCGGCGAGTCACCCCGCCCGTGCCGATGTGCAGCGAGTACTCGGCCCGCATCTCCGGGGTCACCAGGGATGGGATGTTCCCCATCGTGGTGCGCGTCTGCCCCTGGCTGACGGCGAGGAGGCGGATCCACGGGTCCCGCTCGGGGCGCCCATGCCACGTGTCGCCGCCGTCAGTGGACTCCGGGACAGACGGCCCGAGGAGAGCGATGAGTGCCAGGACGGCGGCGAGCGGGTCCTTGCCCCAGCCTTTGCACCGCTGGAGTACTACCGTCGGCGTCAGGAACCGGCCAGCGGAGTCGATGGCGTAGTACCAAGCCAGGAACCGGCTCTGCTCCGCCGTGAACCGCCACGGCCCACCATCCGGGCCCCGCAGGTGCGACGAAGCCCACACCATGGCGTCCAAGGCGATCGTCCGCTCAGGAAGAAGCCACCCTCCATCGGCCGCGTGCGCCCACGTAGGGCCCACCACGTCCACCGGTGCCCCCTCAGGCACCGGAGAACCGGACTCGAGCAGCCGCTCGTAGTAGCCGCGGATCGCACGCTCCTCCTCCTCCACGGCCACAGAAACCAGGGCCGGACCCCTGCGGCGACCCATCAGCCGACCTGCCCCCACCGGGCGATCGCCGCGGTCCGAGCATGCTCGCTCCGGGCAGCATCCTGACGCCCGTCAGCCTCGTCATCCGGCAGAGCCAGGCGAGCCAACAGCGACGTCATCGCCACACGATGCTGACGCACCTCCGACAGAAGCGGGTGCGCCCGCACCTGCCCCGTAGACCCATCAGTCACAAGATCCGCCGCCTTCAGCGCCGCCTCAATCTTGTCCACCAACGTTGCCTCACGGCACGCATCCTCCAGGATACGCAGCTCATCCGGGCGCAACTCCCACCGCTCCGTCACCCCCGACCACAGGGCGCGCGCGCTCGCAGACAGGCGAGCCGGGGGTTTCGAGGTCATACCCCGATTATATGAGGAACCGCCCCGGAAGGACTTCATGGTCAACTCCCGGGGCGGTGGAACCCCCAACGGCTCCAGTGTAGCAGCGTCAGGCCGCGTGCTTACCCTTCGCCAGGTCAACGCCACCCGGCGTGACGAGGCCAGCCCAGTCCAGAACCGAGACGCCGTTGATCTTGGTGGCCTTCAGAATGTTGAAGGCGCCCAGAACAAGGCCAGCAACGGCCAGGACGTGGTTGGTGACCGCCTCGATGCCAGCCGGGTAGGCGCCGGCCAAGTACGTGCCCGCGGCGATCACCGCCACGGCGACCAGGGTCAGGGCGCGCCGCCGGCCGGGAGTCCACCACGGCTTATCCAGGGTCGCCTGCACGAGCGGCCAGCCGATCGCAGCGACCGCAGTCAGAGTAGCGGACTGGTCAGGAGTCAGACTCATTGGTGTCATCCTTTCGGTTCGGGAGGAGCGCCGCCCACCACGCAGGCGGCAGAGAAGAAACCAGCGGCGACCAGGTCATGCCTGCGGCGCCTCACCGGCGAGCTTCTTCTCGATCGCAGCCAAAGACTTCCTAGTCTCCTTCACCGCATTGAACAGCTCACCATCGAACTTCACGCCGGCGATCCCCGGGGTGACAGCGTCCGAGATCACCTGCGCCTTCTGGTTCAGGGCGCGCAGCTCGTCACGGATCGCACCCGAGTACCACGCCATGTCACCCGCGTAGTGGCTGCCCTCCTTCCCAGCGCGCAGCGAGTCACGAATCTCCGTGAGCAGCTCCACAGCACCAGCCATGTTCAGATCATCCTCTCCGCCGCCCGCGGGGCGGCCGTAGTTGTACCAGGATCGACAGTAGTCGCTGAAGCGGACGCCGTACTCCTCGTAGGAGCCGTAGGCGGACCCGCTGTTGAACCTCGAGCCGACGCGGCGGAGGCTCTCATAGTCGTCGCCCTCCGACGCGATCAGGTCGCGGAGGATGCCGCACGCCACCTCGGAGGAGGCCTGCGGGTCCCACCACGCCCGGTCGGGGTCGTTGAGGAAGTAGCCGGGGTAGGTGACCTGGAGCGGGCCAACCCCGTTGGACGTGGCTCCCGCGCTGATCTGCGCGTAGAAGTCCCGGAACTTCTCCTCCGTGACCTCCCCGCCGCCACAGTAGGCGCCACCCGCGTCGTGGCCGAAGACGTTCGCCCCGTACTCGCCGGTCTCCATCCACAGGCAGGCGAGTGCGGCCCACCACGGGCAGCTGACTGAGTCCGCGGCGGCCAGGACGGCCCGCTGGATCGCGGACGTCTCGTAGCCAGATGCCGCGATGGAGCCGCCCCCGGAGGAGTCACCCTCGTAGAGGCGCAGGCAGTGGGTCCAGTGGCCGCCGGTCGTGTACAGGTGTCCCTCGTAGGACTCGAGGCGTGTCTCCTGGCCGGTCTGGTCGCCGACATAGCCGTCGGTGGAGCCATCCTCGGCGATCCAGGCTTCTGCGAGCATGAGGGCGTTGCCGTCTGGGACGACCATGGCGACGTGCCCCATACCGCCGGAGGCGGCCTCGGACAGGATTACGTCGCCGACCTGGATGCCGCCGGACGGGTACAAGTCGTTGTCGGCCCAGGGGACCTCGACCCACCCTCGGGCGGTGAGCTCCTCCCGCTGCGACCCGGTCCAGGACGAGCCGGGGAGCATTCTCGGGTCGTCCCATGAGTAGCCGGCGGCGTGGAGGCCGTAGTTGATGGCACCGCGGACCATGCTGGAGCAGTCCATGTTGGCGTCTGCGTAGAGCCATCCGTCCTCGTTGCTGCGCTCGTAGGCCATGAGCCGGTCGGGTTGGCTGTAGCCGACGCTGTAGGCGCCACCCTGTGGCTTGCCTGGGCCGGCCTGGCACCAGTAGCGGGCTTGCGCCGCAGCGACGCTGTTCACGCCCATATGAGCCCCTCTCTGCCCCGCCTGTCGGGGCGTCGTCTCGTTGCGATCTCAAGGTAACACGGCAGGCCGCGTGGCGGCGGTCACTCTAAAAACGTGGGAGGCTGAGCATCCCACTGCGGAGTTGCTA